CAAACTCAGTGGCTACGGAGCCAACTTCGAGTTGCATACCTGTGATGAAAAACGTGTTGTCTGTACTGCTAAAAAAGTTAGAGCCACCTGCGTTTCTGTTTGCGTTATTAGCTGCTCCCCAAGATGTTTGTAAGGTTCCACCATTATATGTAGACCCCGATGCCAACCAAATAGCAACATATAAACTTAGAGCGTTATCATCATCAAATGCACCTGTGGTGTCTGCCCCAAAGTCGATTTCAATGCGTGACCAATCTGTTGTTGTTGTAAATGTTCTACCAACATGTCTAGTATTATCTGCATCATAAAGTTCTGCAATCATAGTTCGAGCAGAGTTTGCCTTTACATAAAAACTAAATGTAAAGTTTTTTGCGCTAGATGTTCCTTTAGCAAATCTTTGTAAATCTTGACCTTCAATACGAGTTTGAAACCAACAAAAATCTGCGGCATCAAAACTAGTTTGTGCTGTTGTGCAATCAAACTTCAAAGAGTTAGCAAAACCATCAGGGCTATCGCTGTCTTGCGACATCGTTAATCTTCCTGACAAACCTCCATTATTCAAAGTCATTCTATCGGTAACGTAAATAGCAGAGCCATCCGCACCAATACCTGTAACTGAGGTCGAGCGTTGTGCCACCTGCATTGCACCGTTAGTCACCAAATTCTTCCGACCTTCAGGTGCGCTTGCGGATTGTGCTAGTTGTCTTGCTTTGCTTGCCATTATCCCGCCTCCAGCGCGGCTACTTTAGTTTCAAGCGTTTCAATCTTTGCAATAGCTTCTTGTAGTGCCGCCGTTAGAACAGGCACTAGCTTGGATTGGTCGATGCCTTGATACACTGGTTCAGTGTGGCTTGCCGCCCAAGTGCTGTCGCTTGGATACAAGGCATCTACCTTGTTGCCATCTGTATCAGTTGTAGGTAGTTTTCCAGCAGTCCAGTCGGACTGCAAAACATCTCTAGCTAATATCTTACCATCGGCAGACAGAACAACATTAGAAACAGAGCGTGTTTCGTCCTTTGTGCCAGTCACCGCTTCTGGCACAACAGTCTGAGCCTCATGTGCAAGAAAGCCATCAACTTTAGTGTCTGCGTCAGCTTTAAAGTTAAAGCGTGATGGATTGAGTTGTTTGACCCTTGTAATACCATCTGTGATGCCAGTGACGTTTTCTTTGAGGCGGTAATCAGAAGATGTGCTAAAAGCTGTTGAAGATGTTGTTGTTGAAATAGAACCCACAACTCCGTTAGTGACATTACCGAAACGCATTTGAAAACCCGTTCCAGCTCCAGAAAAAATACTAAAAACACCACTACTGTCAGGTTTTGCAAGAGAAAGACCTGCACCACTATAAGTCGTGCCACCCACCAGCACATTCCCGTCACCATTAACTGTAAATAAAGCGGCGTTATCTTTATCTGCTGCCCGAAATGCATAGTACGATGAGCCTGTTCCACCTGCCACATACAAACCAAATCCAGCAGAATTTGCATTTCGTAAATCTGCAATATTAGTTGTGCTATCGTTTCTTATATCAAGTCGAACCCCAGAAGCAGGGGTAGTGCCTAACCCGATGTTACCGCTAGGGTCAATACGCATGGCCTCGTTAAGAGAACTTGCATTATGTGTATAAAAAGCAAGGCTTTGTGCCAATCCACTGCCACCATCAACAGTATTTATTGCGGCGGTTGTTGTACCAGAAAAATCAAAAGAAATATTTCTTCCAATGTCACCTGTTGTGCTTTGAGCAGAGCCTAGCTGTAACTGATAATCTGTGGCAGTGCTTGAAACCGTTGCCGCATCTGTTGTGGTGCCTAAGTCAAGAAACCCTGCCGAAGCAACCTTTAAACGCTCTGACCCACCTATTTCTACTGTAACAGTATCTGCGCTTGGAAAACGAATTGCAGTGTCAGTATCTCCAGAGTGAACAATTTTGTCACTAATGGTTAAGTCGCCATCAACCGTAAGTGATTGTGTTTCGCTGACATCGACTACATTAGTGGCTTTTTTACCTACATAAGGCATCAGGTGATCTCCATAATGCTCAGTGTCGCATCAATCTTTGCCGCCGTGTCTGCGTCAATTTTCAAAACATCTGTAGCCTGCAAAACAACTTTACCGCCAGACAAAACCTCAAGTGAGGAGCCTGTAGGTATTGGCACATTTTCTAGCAGTTTCACTGTTTCGTTTGTTTCCGTGTCGCTCGTATCTGACACTAGCTGTACATCTACAGTGTGTTGCGCCGTTCCTACGTTGCAAAGAATCAAACCTAAAATTACCGTCGTTGTAGAGCCGGGACAGGTGTAAATAGTAAGCGGAGTACCGGCGGATGCGGGCATCGCTGCATTTGTTTTTAGTTTAAAGGTATTAGCCATGTTTTATCCTAACGCAATTGCCAAAGCGGTTGCTGTGCCCGCCTGATCGACATCTAAATTTGTCCTTGCTGCGGCAGCATTAGAAGCTCCCGTGCCACCATCCGCCACTGCCAAATCCGTGATACCTATTACGGAGCCCCCTGTAATTTTCGCATTCGACATCGAAAGATTGTCGCTAATGCTAACAACAGCCGCGCCGGAGCCCGCGCCATCGCAGTATAGTATTTGTGTTTGACCGTTTGTAATTGTTACATTAGCACCTGACCCTTGCGTGACCGCGATGTCTCTGCTGCCCGATAAAGCGTTTTGGAAAAGAAAAAAGCACGCTGCGGTGTTTGGGGCTACTGTAAGAGTTACCGCGCCCCCAATATCACCACTATCGGCAAATTTTATGGCTCGAAACATACCATCTTGCGCGTTGCTTGAGCCACTGCTTGGAGATGCGGGCCGTACCGTAAGCGTAGAACTTGTGTTAGATAAAGTTACCGATTTGTATCCTGCCAATCGGTCAAAAATATCAAAATTGTGGTTGGTTGTTGTGCCCCAAGTTCCGCTTTGCTCACCCGTGCCCGGTTTTTCAATGGCAAAATTTGTTGTAAATGTGCTTGCCATGTTTTTCTCCTACGCTGCTATATCGCCCCATGACGGACTTTGAGAGGGAGAAACCGCAGACCAGCTAGGCGATTGCGAAGGACTTACTCCCGACCAATTTGGCGTTTGACTTGGTGTAATCTGACTCCAAACCTCTACTGACCCCAAAGCAGCCGTAGAACTAACACCTGTGACGCTTACGACACTATCGGCTGCTGCGACAACAGTACCAGCATTTCCGGTGGCTTGCAAACCAGTCTCTGGCACCACCGCAGCGGCATCAATTGTTACAGATCCTTGCCCGGATGTGGAAGAAACACCTGTTACAGCTACACTTGCGCCTGCTGAGACAGTTTCGTCTCCTAATGCTGAAGTTCCTACATTTCCACTGACTGATGTAACTGCACCGGCGGCAACCACCTCATCACCAAGTGCGGTAGTGCCTGCGTTGCCCGTAACCGCCACCGTTGCGGTTGCAACAATAGTCTCATCACCAAGTGCGGTGGTGCCCACATTACCTGACGGAGCGATAAGGGCTTTTGCTATTACTGTTTCATCGCCAAGGGTGCCGGTTCCAGCAACCCCTGATAAAGAAATAATAACCGCGCCTTGAGCGCTTACGTTTCCAAGCGTTCCTGTTCCAGCGTTGCCCGTTGCCTCGACAGGTAATGCGGTTCCCCAAGCGCCTTGGTTCCAAGAGCCTCTCGCCCAGCCATTAATAATAGCCATGACGAGTTATTCCTTACGCTATACGAATAATTGCGTTTGAAGCGTCGGCGGTGGGAAATTGTATAGTAAAATCTCCGTTAGTAGAGGTTTTGTCTCCACCAAACGCCAACACACAGACGGCATCGGTAGTACTACTGCCACCTGCCGTTGTAGTATTGTAAATAATTGCACCATTTGCCGTAATTGTAGCGCTTGAAAACGTCAGGTCTGAAAAATCAGTAAGAGCCGTCGTGCCGCTGGTAGATGGTGTTACATTTGTCAAAGCGCTACCGCCTGCAGAATACCCAGTTCCGGAAACCTCGTTGGAGGTACTATAATCTGTTGTTGCTGCATCCAGAGAGGCAGAACTGGTAAAAAGAGCTAATTTGAAAGTGTGTTGCCCATTCGTAAAATTGTGCTTACCTTCGAGCAACTCTTTTTTGAAAGATGTACACATTGCTTGTGAAATAGCCATTAAAGCCTCCTAATCATTTCTGCCAATTCTGGATGACCTGAATTGATAAGAGCATTATACACAGAAGTACGGTCACTGCGAATAGCTTCCCGCATGTAAAACGCAATAATTTTTTCAATGTGCATTTTAAACGCCACGGCTTGGGCTCGAATAGCTGGCGGACTATTTTCTGAAATAGACATAATTTTTTCAGTACAACGATGAGCGACTTCATCGGGGGTGAACCCGCGGTTTTGGGTTGTAACTACATTTACAATAGGGGATTCGTCAATTTTTAAGTCTAAGGTAAACATCAAAGTTTCTCACGCCGCACCAAGCCTGTACGATAGGCATCCGTATCTTCTATGGCCTCACCATAATTTTTTAAACGGCCAATAGACTCTGCAAATTGCATTGTATAATTCTGCATAACATCGGCTTCACCCTTCATAAAAGTGTAAGCCTCCAGCAAAGAACCATACAACATAGCCAAAGGAGCATTTGTAGCCAGCCACGTAGTCCCGCTGTCTGATCCCGCTGTCAAACTGGTTGGTCGATAGTAATAGTGTAGTTCTGCTGTAAATGCGCTGTTGGGTGTTGGAGCCAACAAAAAGTTTTCAACATCAAAAAAAGCATAAAATCTAGGCGTGCCCGTGCTGCTTGGGTTTGGATAAGCGGTCTGCAAAAAATTAACGTCTTTGTAATCAAGAAAAATGTTTTCGCTGCTTGAAATCACAGAAAGACTGTAAGGTGCCAGAAAGTCAGAAGGACAATTCAAGAATTTATTACTAGAAGTCACCGTGCCGGTTTGGTTTCTACGAAATAAATTAAGTTGAACACTTTTAAAAATGCGTTCTTCCGCACCTTTTATAAAAGTGGGCAACTGGCTTACAAAGGTAGTTTCCTGATTCTCAGTGTAATCTTTAATAGCCGTTTTTAAAGTCGCATATGTAAAACTCATGGTGTGTTCGCCTGCCCGCCCATGCCGCTGTGATTGGTGCAATAATAATATAACGTCGGAGCACCCGAAGCCACCGTAATTTGTGTATAAGCCCCGGAAGATCCCGGAGTTCCATTTGTCGTTACACCTGTCGTGTATTCAGAGCCACCGCCATGCGTTCCATCTGAAGTCGCGGAAAACCGTAGAGGGTGCCCGCTATTGGAACTATCGCTTTGATCAAAACGGTAAGTTGACCCTTCAGATAAAGTCACAGTAGCTTGGCGGCTACCATCAACATAGTATTTGTTAGCGCCATAATAAGATTGAACTGTAATTGTGTAGGTAGCTGTGACAGAACCCGTTGCGGTCACAGTTCCAACAGCAGCCGTGCCAGATGCGCCTGTGACTGAAACGGTTACGGCTCCTTCTGTAACTATTGAGATGCCGCCTAAAGAAACAGTAGCTGAAACGCCAGTAGTATCGGCAGTCGTAGGTGAATCTGGCGCAGCGTCGCCCCCAATAGTAACCGTTCCAACAACCGCCAAACCGCGAGTGGCAATGCCTCTGTCTGGAAAACCGCCCGCACCAACAGGAACCTCCGTGGGCTCTTTGCGATCTGGCCTCGCGTGTTGCAGCGCTTCGGGATCAAAAATTTTAGGAAACGGTTTTAGTTGAGGGTGCTTTGACTCAAACTCATCCTTACCCACGAGAGAACCGTTCCACTCTCGTCGCATGTCTTGGTAGCGATAACGCATACCGGATCTGTCAGATATGGCAAAAGCGTTTTTACC